CGATGGTTGTGCTAACATTAACCCCAGTTATAGGAGTATAGTCAGCTAGGGCTTTGGGCCCAGTTTTGAAAGCTGCTGGTAGAGCAAAGCCGAGCCCGTGAGGGCCAAGCTCCAGTCTAGCCTAGGCAGCACCAGTTGGAGTGTCGGACCTGGTATAGATCCGCCGGATAAGACACGCGATTTACTCACCTGCTCCCCAGTGGCCGAAGCCTCTGCATGGAAAACATGCGTCTTCGGGTACGTATTGGATACCCACGTGCTTCCGATTATTCTGGAGTAATACGTGGTGTTCGCATCTGATATAGACAGGCCGTAGTGATTCGTAAACGAACCAATCCAGCTGTTCACATTTGCAAACGCACCTACCAGAAAGGACCATGGGATTCGATCCCATGCTACAGCAAGAGGGTTTACCAAGCCCAATTGGTTAGCGATCCAGAGGTTAGGATTCGAAACCACAACTCGAGAGGAGATTGTGGCCCTAACGTAGATTTGCCGATTGAAGTACTTCTTGTTGGGATCCGGACTCACGTCCGGTACCGTGCAGGAAGCCAAAGCGCTCCCTCGAAACCAGCCAGGGTTGGTCTCTGAGTTCCATCCAGCCAGGTATTTTACGCCTGTCCAGATGTCACTTAAAAGAGGCCCCCACCCAAACTGCTTCTCAAGGAAAGCATCGGCAAAACGCTCACGCGGCAAGAACCTCCCGGTTCTACCACGCCTACGGGACTCAACCGCAGCATCCTTAACCAGAGAATAAATCCGGTCTTGGTTGTGCTTGATCATCTGCCATGTCTGCCTCCACTGAAGGAGGTTGATGGCAAGACCAGCGGTGTCGGATCCCCTCACCTGTGACCAATAACGCGAGTACGCTTGGTTATAGCAACTCTGCTGCATTTCGGCCACCAAAGGCCCAACGTCGGAGTACCCCACACTTTCTTGAAAGAGTGGAACAACATAGAAGCCCGAAGGGCTGTTCTGTTGTGACGCGGACCACAACTTCCGCTTAAGCCTCGAAAAGGGCTGAGGGCGTAGGTCAAGCTTGCCGTTCACCTTTGAACTGGTCGACCAAGTCTGTTGAAGCGATTCGTCCAAGATGGATGAACCGCTCGGCAAGACTCGTTGGTTCAACCAGCTCTTTGTGAATGGGCCAGGCATGACTAATTCCTTTGAAAGTTGTAGATGAGATAGCATTCATGTCTTGGACATGACCGACCGGGTTGCCCGGCACGGAGCTAGATGAAACGGAACGGGTTTGTCCAGAGCTAAATCGGTACCACCGAAATAGCAGGAGAGGAGTCGACACCCTGTGTCGAACAGCATTCTCCCTG